AATAATGTCCTGACCAACTTGGTCGGGTGTGGATACAAGTCCAGCGTTTACTGTGATGTTCATACCCATACCACCAGCCTTAGACAAAGGTATTACAGCCTCTGGGCCTGCCTCACCAATAAGCGCCAAAGTAGGGCTAGTGACAATGCCACCGGTAGCCATTGCTTTATAGTCAAGCCCTGCAGGGTTAGCGCCACCAGCTGCACTACCTTCGCCACCTAAACGGCCAAGGCTAATTTGACCAAGTGAGCCGATGTCTTTGCCGGGCTTAATCAAGTTAATGCCTTTAATAACTACGTTAATCATTGTGATAAAAGCGTTAGCCATAAACTCAAAGTTACGCGCCACCTGATTAACCACTGCATTCACTACAGCGCGGAAAGTATCGAACCTTTTGTAAGCCATGACTAGGGCAACACCTAAAGCAACTATGCCAGCCGTGATCAGCACTGCAGGGTTCAACGCCATGGCCGCATTGACCAGTACAACTGCAGCGGCTAAAGCCCCGAAAGCAACAGCCACAGCCGTGATCAGTGTTGGGTTGTCTTGTGCCCACGTGGCAAACGATTGCAAGACCGGCAGAGCCTTTTCAAGGATTGGCAACAGTGCAGCGCCTACACCTTCTTTAGCCTCACCAAGGGCAACACCTAAACGCTGCATAGAGCCAGCCGCTGTGTTAGCAGAATCAGTAGCAGCACCACCGAAAGTGACAGCCATCTCAGCCATGACTTCTTCCATGCTTGCGCCGTCTTTAATCATCTGGCGTAGCTCTGGTGACAGTTTTGCCAGAGCAGTCATGTTGCCGCCATACGCCTTTTCCATAGCCTTAGTCACTGTTTCTAGGCTCATGCCTTTAGCAGCTGCAATGTCCATAGAAAGGTTGGCGGCTTTTTGCGCTTCCTCGATATCCATAGTGGCGCGTACCAACCCAGCCATTGCCGGGCGTAGCTCGTCATCCGTTACGCCTTTAAGTTTCCCTTGCTGAGTTATGTATGCCTCAACACCAGCGATCTGTGCATCAGTAGCTGCAGTGGTTTTTTGTAGCTGACGCGCCAGCATCGCCTGGGCTTGTTCATCTTCCATCGCACCTTTAACAGCATCACCAAGGCCAGCAACTAAACCACCGAGTGCTACGGCTGCGTATTTGTTGGCTTTTCCTAGCGCGTACTTGGCCTTGGCTTGTGCGCCTTCTAAATCCTTAAAACCTTTTTCGGCTTCCTTCAATCCCTTCGGGTTGAATTGCGTAACGATTGGTAGGTAGATAGCCATTAGCCAGATGTCCTTGCTTGTAGTGCTCGATTAGCGTCAGCGATTACTTCATCCACGGCTTTCATAATGTCAGCAGTGCCTTGCTCTGCAATGAACGCACGTGAGCGCCACAATCCGCGCTGAGGCCTGCCAAAAACATTGGCAAGCAAATCAGAAAATTGGCTGTTGTTTTTTGTGCCTGCCTGGCTAAACATTGCGCCAGCTGCGCTTTTCTGCACCAGCGTTACTAATGGTGTCACACCTGATCGAGCGCGACCACCCACCATAATCTGCACACCTTTGTCCACAGCAGTCTTGTTGTAGCCCAGCCTGCCTTTGTTGCCCCAACCACGAATCATGCTGACACCAATTTCTGACGGGAACTGTTTACGGCCTTCTTCAAGCATTGCCGGGCTACTGGCTTTAATCTTGGCTGCGGCCTTAAAGCGCGCTGACTTGTCTAACTTGCTTAGCTCTGACAGTGCCTGTTTCAAGCCTGTAATTTCGGCAGTAGTTTCAAGGCTCATTGCTTTCGGCTTTCGTTTAACAACTTGATCGTGGTGTTTAGATCAGCAATGTCAAACTCTACAGCAGGTGGCCACCAGCCTGTGGCTACTAGAAGACTTGCTAGGGAATGGCGGTAGGTTCCGCTTGGGTAGGGTTTGCCGGATCATTATCCACCACTTCCAAAGTCACTAGGCGCTTAATGAAGTCATCGAGCATGACGGGCACTGTGATGCCAGCAACTTTGGATGACTCGTAAGCCATAAAAGCCAAGTCCTCAATGCTGATGCCTTGCTCGCCAATGGTGCTGGACTTGCGCTTGTATTTGCGTTCCCATTGCACAATGACGTACAGACTGGTTTGCACTTGGTACGGGCCTTCGCCAGCATCCACTAAAAGAGTTAGTTTCATGTCGGGTTCCTTTGGTTATGGGGATGTGATGTCTCGAGCGTATGTGCCGCCAATGAATGACGCGGTAATCATTGACAGTTCACCAACAGAGCCAGTAATTGGTGTGAAGTCCACCAGCTGCATGTTAATAATCGTGTACTCAGGGTTAGATGCTGACTCTGTGGTGCCTGATGGTGAGATCACTAGCTGTGTGGTGCCTGTGCCCAAATTGGCGAACAATGTGGCTTCAACTTCGCCTGTGCCATAGGAAAGATACATTTCTAGCTCTACCGATACGGTCTGCAGGCCCGGCACAAAGCGATGGCCAGTATCACCAAACGCTGTGCTTTCGAGACTGTCCACGCCAAGTGTGATAGTCGCGCTGCGGCACTGATCAGTTAAATCAACGGCTACACCACCAGTGGTGGGCGCAAGGTTTACGGTTGGGTTAGTGAGATATGTACTTGTAGGCATCGTTAATTCTCCTGTGTAAAACGGTGCCGGGTGCCGTACTTGTTATTAGTTCTAGCAGATAATACTAGTCCGTTGGCGTATGTCATTGCTTCTGTGCCTGCATAGCCATCTGCAGATCATAAGCAGGGTAGGTAGCGCCACCTATTTCAAGTGATGACGGCTGGCCTGCCATGATGACAACGCTTGAGCCAAGGACAGTAGCCACAATGCTAAGGATGTTTTCCAGCACATTTTGGGCTGCGGTGCCACTGCCAATAACACGTACTGGAATGGTGACGCGCACAATGTTGCCACCACCAGCGATTGTCTCAAAACTAGGGGCATCGAGGAAAACACAATTTGGAACGATTTTTGTGGGGTCACTGACACAACGGATGCCTGTCACTGCCGTAAGTGTGGCCTTCAGGTCTTGCATAGCCTCGTTGAGAAGCCCTGTGGCAGGCATTAAGCCACCTGTGGGCGGTCTATGCCCAAGAGCTGTTTAATTATCGGTGTCATGGCGCTGACGGGCGCTGAGCCCATACCATCGAACGTGGCGAAAGTGTCCTGTACTGAGCCTCGCGCGCGCCACAATGCAGCTGCATACATAAGCGTACCCAGCGTGCAATCGTGGCCCGGGCTTGTGGTCAGACTATCAAAATAGCCAGACTCCTGCCTACGCCGATAAGCAAAATCGTTAGCAGCGTTTCGAGCCTGCGTAGCAAGCGTGTAGTCATCACTTGGGTTTGCGATATCTACGCCAAGATATGTCACCAACTGCGAAATGCTTATCCATGTGCAGTCCTGCGTGTAAGTGATAGTGCCAGCCGATGCAATGCGGCCAACATCATCACCCGTACAAGCAAAGAGCACTTGGTTAGGGATACTGACATTGCTGTTGAATAACAGATCACCTTCTGTGTCTATGCCGATGTATTCATACTTGGGCATGGCATAGACCACAAAGGTGCCGTTAAACGGTGCACCAACAGTGGCAACAGTGATGGATTGCCCCACCTCTATTTCAGTGTCGGTCAGTGTTTGTAGCACTGCATAGTTGTTTAGCAGTTGCTTAAAAGTGACTGTGTATGTAGCCATCGGCGGTAGCCGCCTTTCGGACTAAGCGATTGCGATTGACTTAACTTGGTCGCCGTCTGCAATGAAAGTTGAGACGTATCCGTAGTAGCTGAATGTGCGGCCCAAGGTTGCCGGTACTTCTACCGACATAATGCCGCGGACTTGCTCGTAGAACTCAATGGCTGAGCCTCGGGCTACCACCATGGTGTTTTCGCTGAATGCACGATCAACCACCAAATTCAACCCAAGTGGGTTAAAGGTGTTCATTTGTGTGACGTTGGCTGTGCCCATTCCGTTTACACCCATAAGTCCTGCTGCACCGGTGTATGGGAACACTGGGCGCTTATCGCCGTCAAGCTGTGCACCAAGTTTCTTCCAAACATCAGAAGATACAAAGATGTGATCTGGCAGGAAGTTTGTGGCTTGCAAAATGTCGGTTGCTGCGTCATACAGCGCTGCGATAAGTGTGCTTGGGTCATTTGCAGTGACAGACCATGTAGAACCTGATGCTGTGTCGCCAGCGAGGATTGCATTACATACAACAGCGTCCGATTGAATCATGTACTGGCCTGCAAGGTCGCGCAAGATAATTTCGAGAGCGGCAGGGCTCGTGAAATCAACATCTTGCTGGGACAAGGTGACCTGTCCAGCGAGTGTTGTCTTGGTAACCACATTGGATGCAATGACTGGTGTGCGAGCAGTTACGCCACTCAGTTCTGTTGATTGTGAACCAACATCTGTGTGAGTTGTCCACGTTGGGCGAATCCAAGTCTTTGACTGGCCGCCGTCTGGCATAGCGCGAGCGCCAACAGCCGAAACTACTGGACGGATGTAGTTGAGATCATCAAAGACTGGCCCAAGGACTGGCACTGGCAAAAGACCAGGTGTGTCGCTGGTAAGAACATCACCAGCAGCTGCTTGAAGTGCTGTCTGATTGGCTTTAGCAAAGTCGCGCACTGCTGCGTTTACATTGTCAAAAGTTGTGCCACCAATGTGCATGGCGGCAAGGTATTCGCCTGCTGTTGGTAGAGCAAACTTGCGCTTTGGCTGTGCGAAAAGGGCTGATGCTTCGATTACTTCTGGGGCTGGTGTTTCTGACACTGGGTTCTCCTGTGGTTCGGTAACTTCAGGCTCATCGGGTGCCGTTTCTGTATTATTGCTCACTTCATCCTCTGATGTGGGGATACTCGCTGCAACATCTGTGATGGTAGCACCTGCAAAGGCTGGCTGTGGTACAAGTGACAACTCCATCCAATCGGCCGCTTCCACGATCATTACGCCATCTTCGTTAAACGAAAACTTGGTGGGGTTTACGCCTACCGACACAGAGTCAAGTACGCCATCGGCTGCCAAGATTAGAGCCTCATCGCCTAGGGCTGTGGTGCTTACTTTAGCTGTGAAGTACATAGCCTCATCGTCATCTGTGCGCTCGGTTACAAGGCCAATGGCCTGCGATGCGTCGTGGCTCATGTAGAGCTTAGGTGCTTTGCCTTCTGTTGGCAGTGAGCCCGGCAAAAAAGAAACTGTCTGGCCACCTGAGACCGTGGCCTCGGTGTTGTATGGCAGGGCAATGCCGGTAATAGTGCGCTTAGGGCCGTCCTCTGTGGCGGCATCAACTGAGAATGTGGAACTGGTAAAGCGCATCATGCGAGGGACTCCTGAGTGTTTTCTTGTGGTTCGGTGTCGGGCATTTTGTCTGCTACATAGTTTTCCTCTAGGTAACTATCTGTATCAAACTTTACATAGGTGCCACGTGGCAGCACGTTATTCATTGACAGCGTTGAGGCTATGCAATCGGCGTAGGGCTTGACGCCAAAGATGTAGAGATCAGCGCGTGACTGCTCACTGCTGGTGTAGGCATAAGCGCCAGTGGCAACGCCTACAAGGTAGGGGGGAACACCACATAGGCGTGCCAGGTCTAGTGCTGAATACTGGGCTGACTCGATCATCAGCATTTTGTCCGGTGTAGCAGTGCTGGCTTCATAGCTGAGGAACTCGTTTAGCACTGCGGTCTGGCTAGTCAATCGAGCCTCTTGGAACGCTGCGCCAATCTCTGACAACTCTTGAGCGCTCAATGGCTCTCCGCCAGTCTGTTTTAATACGCCACTTGGTAAAGAACTTTGGGCATTTTTATAGCGTGATTGTTCTACCTTTAGCGCTGTGGCAATGGTCTGCTCAGAGCTGTAAATGATGCCTTGAATAGGGCTTAAAAACTGAATCACATTGCGATAGTCAAGTTCGTTACCAGCGAAACTAATGGCCTTAGAGGGCTGATAGAAAACGGGCCCCTCTTCATCGGCTGTCTGAATTGAGCCCATCGGTAAAAGTTGGAATTTTGTTGGGTAGCCATCGACTGTGCGCTCGGTGACATACCACATAGCTCGCCCGTAGAACAAAA